ACCCAACTTGCCCCGGCCAGCCGACCCTCCGTAGGATCGACTCGCGGGGGAAGTTTCAACGGAGAGGGCTCCGTTAAACATCTGTACACTATGGGGAAAGGAGGTGCCCGATGACGATGCGAGAGTTGCTGGAGCGGTATGCCCTACTCATGAATCTGTCCGATCGGTCGATGACGCTCTACGGTCACACGCTCGACAAGTTCGCAGAGTTCCTCGGCCGCGAGCCGCTGATCACGGATCTGGAGGACGTGGCCGTGTCTAAGTTCCTGCGGTGGAGGGCGACAAACCCCTGCCGGGGGCGCGTGGTCAGCCCGCACACCGTGGCCAAGGACCGCAGCCAGTTGCTGGCGATCTGGACCTGGGCCTGCAAAAAGAAGTTGCACGGCGGCGAGTGGCCGGGCCTGCCACGCCAGAAGCGGGTACGGCGGACGCCGACCGCCTACACGCTGGACGAGATGAGCCGCCTGGTCCGAGCCGCCAAAGCCCGCCGAGGGGCAATGTCTGGCGTGCCTGCCGCCTGGTGGTGGAGCACGCTTCTCCAGTCCGCATGGCAGACAGGCGAGCGGATTGGAGCCCTGCTCGACCTGCGGTGGCGTGAGGTGGACACGTCGCACGGGCGGCTCGTATTCCTCGCCGAGACCCGCAAGGGCCGCGAGCGTGACCTCGTAGCCCCGATCACAGCTGCCCTTGCCGCTGAACTGGAAACCCGCCGAGGCCCGCCAGACGCTCTAGTTTGGCCTAGGACGGGCCATCCGCTGTCGCACTACGCCAGCATGCGTTTGCTCTGCCAGGCCGCAGGCGTGCCCTCCAGGGCGTTCCACGCGATTCGCAAATCCTCGGCCTCCTACGTCGCCGCTGCCGGTGGGGACGCCACGGCCCACCTCGGCCATGCCGATCCGGCGATGACGAGGGGACACTACCTCGATCCGCGGATCACGGAGACGCACCGGGGGCTGGACTTCCTGCCGCCGCTCGACCTCGAAGGCCCGCCGAAGGACGGGGGTAGGCCGGCAGCCTAGAAGAGCCGCCCTGGCTTGGGCTCGACCGCCGCAATCCGTGCCCGTGCGATCTCGACGTACTCGGCCTCGCGTTCGATGCCGATAAAGCGAAAGCCTTCGAGGACCGCGGCCTTGCCCGTGGAGCCGCTGCCCGTGAACGGGTCGAGCACGCCGCCGCCGGGTGGCGTAACGAGGCGGCAGAGGTAGCGCATGAGGTCGGTGGGCTTTACGGTGGGGTGATGGTTGCGAGCCATAACGCTTCGCTCATGCCCGTCTCGGTAGTCAACGGTAGTCCATTTGTTGCCGACATCCTCAAGTCTGCTTTTCGCCTCCAGCCCTTCGCACCCCTCATCACGATCCGCCTTGCTCGCCTTGGCGCAATAGAAGAAGCGGGCGGCGGAGCCGGAGTCGCCCATCGCTCGCGCAGGAGACAGCCCACTGCCTTTGCTGCTCATTTTCCAAGACGCCGTGTTTTGCGTCGCCGGAAACGCTCCACCGTCTCGCTCAGGAAACAGCCCCACCACCTCATCGCTGCCGTCGTGGATGAGGTTCGCGGGCCAGCGGCCGAGGCTTGTGGTTCCCGCACACCGGGAGCCGTTTAGCGAGCCACCGAGAGCGTTTTTTGGTGGAAGGCTTGCCGTGGATTCAATCAGCGGGCGAACGCCGCCATGCACCCTGCACCCATCCACGTTGATCGCCCCCGTGCCATGCGTCAGCACGTTTTCGGCGACGGTGCCGCAGAGCGGCTTGCGGGCCACGATGATCGGCTCCCAGGCGGGCTTGAGGGCCGTGCCCCAGCCGGACCACTGGCGGGCGGCGTCGGTGGCGGGAAGGCTCGTGTACGGGTCGCGGCCAGACTCATCGCCCCACGTTCCGTTACCGTTTCTCTTGCCGTCTACGAGCGACACCAGGCGTTCTCCGCCACGCTTCATCGGCCCACGCTCCCGTTCTGCCCCCGCCGCCTTGTCAATCGCCTTGCTCACGTCGTGCGACTTCGGGAAGCCGCTGCCGTAGACCCACATCACGCAATCCCGAATCTCCCAGCCCGCGTCCTCGATGGCGCACGCCAGCCGGTGATAGGTGCGAGTCCCGCCGAACGCGAGCAGGTGGGCTCCTGGCTTCGCCACTCGGAGAGCCTCTGTCCAGAACTCCACGCCCGGCACGCCGTGATCCCAGCCCTTGCCCATGAACGACAGTCCGTAGGGCGGATCGCTCACGATGGCGTCCACGCTCTCGGCGTCGAGCGTTGCCATGACTTCGCGGCAGTCGCCGTGATGGATCGTAAAGGCCATGACGCCAGAGTGGCGAACGTGTCAAGCGTGACCGCATGCGGCCGACCTAGAAAACAAGGCAAACGCTAGATGATCCCGAAGTAGATTTCGGGATCATGCGTGACCGAGCAAGCGGGGAGGCGGCAACGTGGAGGAGGACACGTCGTCGCACTCAACCCGCCGCCCGGTCAAGCAGTCTCTCGCTCCGCTCTCGGATGCACGCCGGCCAAGCCCACGGCCTGCTCCAGCCCACGCCAGAATCCCACCGCAGACAGCAGCGGGTTGCACCAGTCGCTCATAACGCAGAAGTCTGTGTTGTACGGCGATCGGTGGTGGACCGCGTGCCCGTCTGGCGACGACAGCAGGCCGATGAGTTGCAGCCCCCGTATCGGGCGTGAGCATCGCTGGTGCGCCCACCCGTGAACCTGGTTGGCCTGGCTAGAGAACACCGCCACAAGGGCGAGCCAGTGCTGCCCCGCCGCCAGGGCGACGAGCGATACGGCAGCCGCGGGCAGGATCGTCGTCCAGTTGCGTTGCCAGTAGCCGCCGGCCAGAAACGCCCGGGGCTCAGAGTGGTGCCGGATGTTCGGCGCCACGACGTGCCGCCCCAGCACCGGCCACGCGGGGTCGCCGTATCGGTCCTCCCACCAGTGGACGATGCCCGTGGCAACGTCGGCAGCGAGCCACGCCGAGAGGACGTACAGACCAATCATGCGTCCTGCCCCCTCATCTATCCGGCCAGCACTCGTTGCTATCAGCCCGCAGGCCGCCGAGGAATTCGTCCGAGACGTAAGGCCCGCTCGGGTCGTCGCCCCAGCGGCAAGTGTGTTGCTCACGCCTCGCTCGCTCAACGGCGAGCGTCCCCTTGACCCGGCTCAACTCCGCGAGCAGCCGCATGACGTGAGCCGCGAGCGTACCGCTGGTCCCGGTGTACGCACCGCTGAACCGGCGGGCGTCCTGCTCGCACTGCTGGAGGTAGGCGTCGGTGAGGGGTTCAGCCACGTCGGCACTCCTGGTGGCAGGCCGCGTAGCCAGCGATGTCGATAGCAGCGTCGTCGGTCGCCGCTGGCCCCATTTGGCGGGCGATCTTGTCCAAGACCATGACGAGAGCCCAGTCGGCCGGCGTAAACGTCGTGCCGAACGCCGCGTTCACCAGCGACGCCGTCCTGGCGAAATGCTCCGTAGGTGGCCCGTACTTGCCGTGCCGGTCTCGGATCGTGGCGATCGCGTCCCGCAGCGTCTGCTCTGCCGGAGTGACGGGCTGGAAGCCCGGCTCCCACTCGGCGTAGGTCTCGCTCAGGACCGAGTCGCCACGCTGCCGCCCGAGCAGGTGCTCGACGTAGGGCACGTCCGACTCGTCGTGTTGCGTTTCCTCGGTAGTTGCGACAATGTGCCTAGGTTCCGTCGCCCGCGGCGACATCTTGTGGTCATCCTTTGGCGTGGCGTCGAGCCGCTCGCGGACGGCTGCCCGCAGTGCGGCGTTGTGCTCTTCCAGTGTCGTGGTCGTCATGCTTGGTTCCTCGGGGTGAGTCCGCAGCCTATGCCCGTGGTCAAGCCGACCGCACGGTGCCGTCACCCATCACGCGGTAGTTCTGCACGTCGAACGCCCCGCCGTCGTGGACGGTGGCAACGGCGAACCCGTGGTTCCATCGGTTGATGACCGCGTAGTCGGGCCGTAGGTCGCACAGGCATCCCGTGCTCCAGCACGCCGTTTCGTGGTGCCACATGTCCGACTCGGCGTGGTTGCTGGTCCGGTGCGAATGTCCCACCAGGCACGTCGATAGCGTCCGCATCCACGCACCGCGGGCGACGTTGACCGGAGCCGCCATCCCCTTCGGCAGTTCATGGCCGTGCAGCACCGGCAACTTCCCCAGCATGACCGGCCGCTGGTTATCGACGAGTTCGATGTCGAGTTTGTCTAGGTCGAGCCACGCCGTCAGGCTCATGCGTCGGTCGTCGCTGATCTCGGCGGCGTGCTGCCAGAGCCAGTGCTGCCACCGGTCCTCATGGTTGCCGGTCTTGTAGACGATCGGGATGTCGGGGAACTCCTGCCGCAGCCAGCCGAGGAACCCACGCACCGCCTCGAGTTCGCCCTTGAAGTCCCGGTAGGCCGGGTCTTTCATGTACCGGCTGATGGCGTAGAAGTCGGCTATGTCGCCGTTCAAAAGTAGCCCAGACAAGCCCTGCTCTTTCAGGTGGCCGACAGCGGCAGCCACGGCGACCTCAGAGTGATACGGCACATGCACGTCGGACAGGATGCCGATTGGGCCGGTGACCTTCAGGACGTACGGCGTCCAAGGCTGGGCCATCGACTTCGGCATGGCGAGGATCTCGCCGGCTTCTCGCGGGGGACGCGGGACCGTAGGCTTCTGCGTCTTGCGGTTCTTCTTGCCGTGTTGCCCGAACTGCCGCTGCATCCGCATGCGTGCCTGGTGCAGCGTGATCGCGCCGTTACTTTCCTTTACGAGTCGCCTTGCGAGCGTTTGCGCGGGGGCTTCGGGATGGAGTTTTGCGAGCCGCTCGGCCTTTCGCGTTATCGCGTCCCCTCGCTGCATCTGCCGCCTCCTTGCGATGTAGAACTATGTTGCCGTCGTCATCCGGCATCGGGTTGGCACCGTCCGCGTCTTCCTCGTAGTCAACGTCGTCGAGGCCAGTCCACCCGCGCTCATCCGTGCGCTTTGCCACGATGCAGCCTCCTCGCGTTGCTGATCGCTCTCTTGACCAGCACAGTACCCGCCGCGTCAATGAACGGCAGCCGCCTATTGGTGGCCTCCTCGCGGAGCCAGCCGACGATCGTGGGCACGTTGTCCGCGCACCAGTCGCAGCCGCGGATGTCCATCTCCACGGCACGCGCCAGGCATTTGCACCCGGCCTTCGGCGTGATGCCGATCTTGGCTAGGAGCTTTTTTAGTTCTGTGCCCGGGCCTTCATTCGGCGGCGGCGGGGCATGTTCGACCACTCGCATCTGGAGCAGGCCGCTGCCGGGGTTGTCGCCCAGCAGCTTGGCAATCGCCGCCGCGAGCGTGGCCGGATCCACGCGCCCCGAGTAAGGGATGACCATGCTACGTGTAGTCATGAACAGCACCCCGGCGGATCACAAGCACTGGTACACACAGACTCCAGGCAGTCTCGCGTGCCGTCGATCGCGTGCCGCACTTGCTTCCATTGGTCCCCGA